CGATTGGACGACCCGCAGGCTTTGGGCCAGGAAGGACCCGAAAGGGGGGGGTGGGGGGGGTCTATCGAGCCGATGCCAAGGCCCGCTCAAGGCTGCTCAGCAGGTACGCGCTGAATCGCCGGTCAATCACCTTCTGCCCGATCTGCTCCATGGGGAACATCTTGCCGTAGGTGGCACGCGGCACGGCAATGAACAGCGGCCTGAGCTTGCCCCTTGCTGTCCGCTGGTAGACACCAGGAGGGCGGCCTGCGCCCTCTGGGCGGCCCAGGAAGACGCTGTTACGCCCCTTCGTGCCTATCTGCCCCTCAATGCGCTTCAGCGTGGCCAGGGAGACGTTGCCAGCGGCTGTCAGGTTGATGGCAGCAGGCACCAACACCGAACCCTTGGGCATGGTCGCCTCTGCCTGAGCGATAAAGCGCCGCTCAACTGGTTTCTGCCCACGCACCCCACCACTGATCAGGGTGCGCAGGTATCGAGCACGCCGACGCTCGGCATACACCTCAGCCGTTAGGTCGCGCTTAGTGGATCGATTGACTAGGAAAGCCCGCTGAGTGAAGGGAACAGGGTTCTTGAAGTATTGACGTGTTGCACCGTTAAGCGCAAGGCGCGTGTCAAACGCGGTCTTGTTTAGTGCCTGGCTGATGGCGAACGGGAGCTGTTTGGTCATGGCATCCGTCCACCGGATAGCCATCGGTAGCTCTGACCTGATGTCGAGGGTGATGGTTGCCATGTGGTCAGGTTACGGCTGGAGGTGGGCGCAAGCCAAGAAAAGGGGTGAGTTTCCGGGTCATCCACGGGGTTGCCGACCTGCCAACTTGCCCACCTTCGCCTTAGGAGCTACCCGTACCCTATACCCCCTTACCTCCTCTTATTACTACTACTATAAATAATAGGTTAGAAGGTAGGAAAGATAAGAACATGCCTTGCGCCCCAAAGGGTTTCGCCTTGCCTACCCCAGCCCAGCAGGTTGGAAGAAAACCCATTTCTGAGCGCCGTCAATCATCTGCCGCCGCTTTCGGTATCCCAGGTCTCTCAAGATGGACGCAACCTGCATCTGGTCAGATCGGGTCTGCCGCTCGACAGGTTTGAGGATCGCCTCGTTCAAAAGCAGCTCGCTGGTGATGGCTCTGCCGTAGTTGACGGCCAGCCATTTCTGGATGGGTGCGCACCATGGCGATTCGACCAGATAGTTGACGTTCTCGGCCTCCACGGCCATGAGATGGCTGACAGCCAACTCGTTACCTTCGCCGGCCTTGTAAGCGGCCACGGCAGCAGACCAAATGGCGTCACGCTCCAGCAGGAGGTTCGGCACGTCAATCGGCTTAGCAAGGGTGCAGGTGACGGGGATAACCCAGAAACGGCGGTTGCCGGTTTCGTCCACCAAGAAGCCGCTGTCCCGATTGGTTGAGCCGACAATGATGCAGCGGCGTGGAAATGCCTCGGTGGCCTTGCCGTAGGGCACGCGAAACATGTCGGTGCATTGCGACAGGAACGCTTTCACCTGCCCAGCGTGCTTCTTGCCAGTGATGTGATCGAGTTCTGCCCACTCCATGATCCAGCTGCGATGCAGGACCATCAGGTCGTCCTTGCTGCCGATATCGCGCAGGGAATCAGAAAAAAACGGCCCGCCAAGTGCACCCCAAAATGATGACTTTCGAGCGCCTTGATCACCCATGAGGACACAGGCATAGTCATGCTTGCAGCCGGGTTCATAGATGCGGCGTACGGCCCCGATCAAGGTTTTCTTGATCATGTGGTCGTAAAGCGTCGGCTCAGGTAGATCAGCATCACATGGGCGCAAATAGGTCGATGCAAGCCGGTCGATATATGTGGGCCGAACCTGCGCAGCAACGTGATCGAGATATAGCTGCACGGGGTCATATGGGTTTTCGTGCGCCACCTCCACCAGGCAATCGAGAGACATCTCCTTGGGAACCTTGTATCCGATCTCTGCCAGCTGCAGGTAGAAACGCTCGACGCCTTCAGCTACCTCACCGCGGATCTCGATCTGTTGGGTGAAGACGTTGTAACGGAAGCGGGGTGCGCCATCGGGGTCGGATGCGCGCAGCATTGTGAGCAGCTCCTTGGCCTCCAACTTCTGGGGCTTGTCACCTGCCGAGGCTGATGGTTGCGGGTCGGCCTGCTGCTTGCGGGCTGGTTTGCTACTCGTGGTGACGACAGGCGGCAGTTGACGCTGTTTGGGTTGCCAACCGTCATCTTTGGCAAGATTGCAGAGGTGACGAATGTCGCGCTTGCCGTCCGCCTTGAAGGATCGCCAGTGATAGGCGCAGCCGTTGGCGTCGTACTTCGGGGATTGACGGCTCCAGCTATCCCAGTCGCTGAGCATGTGATCGCCAATGCTGTGAAGACACTGGCCTACCTCGATCCAGTCGTCGTAATCGTCGGCGCGTGAGGAGCGCAACGCATCGAGCCAAATGCGCGCCCAGTCTTCATCGGTGCGATCAGATTCGCGTGGAGCAGGTGGCGGTAGCAGCGGCATGGTTTCAGCTGGCTGCTGGGGCAGCATCTGCTCAATCAATGCAATGGGCGCCTCGGCCAAGGGCAGGTCATCGGGTGATCGGCCTTTGAGCCAGCGATACGCTCCCGTGGTGGGGTGTACGCCTGCGACAACGGATTGGCAGCCGGTCCAGCGCAACTCCAACTGCTCCTGCTTGCCTTCCTCGTCGTGCTTGCCGGTCTTGAACTTGCGGGTCTTGATGGTGTCCCAGTATTGGGCGGGCACCTGATAGATGATCTGCAGGCGGCCGGTGCGACCGGAGGTGACGGCCCAGGATTTAGGAAGATCGCGCAGAGGCACGCCCAGCTTGTCGAGTATTTCACCGGCTGAGATGCCGTCGTGGTCAACGAACAGCAGGCCACCTGACTGCGGCCCGGCGATGACGCCAATAGCCACGGCGCGGCCGGTGAGGATCTCAGCCTTGAGCTGGTCTTTGGTGAGGGGGTTCTTTTGCCATTCGGCTTGATAGGGGCGTTTGTTTTGACCTACGGCGACGTAGCCCCAGTCATCGGGTAGCTGAGCAAGGTGGTCGGTGAGCATGAGCGATCCGTTGAGCCATCAAAGTGTGGTGGGTAGTTGGCAAGGTTGGCAGGTAGTTGTGACAATTTGCAAGGCGTCCGTCACAGAGCGGGCAACGCCGGCAATGCCACCAGCTCCACGCACCACGCCAAGCCATGTCTCCTGCTCTGGTCGCATTCGACCGGTGGGGGTCTTGACCTCAATGGAGGTGAAAACTGCTACGCGCTGGCCAACCATTTCGGGTGTAATTACGACAGTGCGCCAACCGATCAGGTCGGCGGAGCCACGGGCTAGGCCAAAAGTGACAAGCCGGCCGGTGCGGGGGTCAGGAAGCGAGCCAACCTGGTTGCGAAACAGGCGGGCATCGGGGTGGGTGCCGAGTGCGAGCCTGATGCGCTGCTGCAGGTCGGTCTCGGCATTGGGCACATTTACACGCGCTGTTGCCGCGCAAAATAAACGTGTTTCGCCCAACCGACTGGGTTTTTCATGCCGCGGGCTTGGCCGACGTGAATTAGTTCTTGGAGGGTGCGGGCTTTCTTGCGCTCGGCGCTCCGCTGCCGCGCCGCCTCCCGCTGCAACTCTTTTAGTTCACCATCCTGTTGGCGGATTTTTCGGGGCGTTGGCGCACATGCTGCACCGCAGCATGGGCACAGTGGCGCCGGCTTGAACGCGGCAAAGCACGCGGGACAGGTCCGCACCGATGGTGCAGCGCTGCCGGCTCCAGCAGTGCGCCGCAGCCGATCATTCAAAGACCAGTCACGCGGATCATCGGGAAAACCATGGCGGTGGACATTGCCAACATGGTCGAGGATGATTGCCAACTTTTTGTCAACTGCCGGCCTGAGCACCCGGCCAACTTGCTGCAGGTAAAGGCCAAGCGATTGGGTAGGTCGGAGCAGGATGGCGCAGCCTGCTGCGGGGATGTCAAAGCCCTCGGAGACCACATCAACGGTCACCAGCACCTGCAGCTCACCGGCTGCAAAGCGCTGGACTAACTGATCACGATCGCGCGTTTCACCTAGCAAGGTGCCTGCTGAAATGTTTGCAGCGTTGAAGGATGCGGCGACGTGCTCGGCGTGTGCAATGGAGCAGCAGAACGCGATTCCCTGTTGACCTGCCGCCAGCCGTTGATAGTGCGCAATGGCGTCACCTGTGACGCTAAAGCGATCCATAGCAGCGGCGGCTTGGTCGGTGGCGTAGTCACCGGCGCGGCGTTTCAAGCCAGTCAGGTCGGCCATTACGGGCGGCGCATAGATGCGAGCTGGGCACAGGAAGCCAGCGTTCATAAGGTTTGCAACAGACGGACCGAGGACAAGGCGATCAAAGGCTGCCGATAGGCCGCGGCCGTCTAAGCGCATGGGCGTTGCGGTGACTCCAAGGCGAAGGGCCCCGGGCCAATGGTCCATCACGCGCTTCCATCTACCTGCGGTGGCGTGGTGTGCCTCATCAATGACGATCAAATCAGGCGCAGTGGCGAGCTGCCCCAGCCGGCGCGTGAGCGTTTGCACCGATGCGACCTGAATCGGGTGATCAGTGGTCGGCAATCCGGCGGCGATGATGCCGTGCTGCACGCCAGCAAGGCGAAGCTTATCGGCGGTCTGGGCGATCAGTTCACGGCGGTGGACCAGCACCATGGCACTGCGGCCGCGTGCGGCAATGCCTTGAAGGATGGCTGCAATGATCACGGTCTTGCCCATTCCGGTCGGACCAACCAGCAGGGGTGCGCGTGCGCCGTTGCGGTATGCGGCGCGGAGATTGTCGATTGCCTGCTGCTGGTAGTCCCGAAGCTGCATACGGTTGCATCTGCTGGCATCATGCTATAGGATACCGCAAGTCGCCACGGTTTATGGAGAACGCCGACTATCACCGCCACTCAGCGGTTTCAAAGAGTCACCTCGATCAGGTCGCCAAGAGCCCACTGCATTACTGGGCGCGGTACTTGGACCCCAACCGCGTCGCGCCAGAGCCCACGCCAGCCATGGCCATCGGCTCTGCCGTACACACGCACGTCTTAGAACTGGACCAATGGGACGCGCGTTATGTGACCGCGCCTGAAGGCATCAACCGGCGCACCAACGCAGGCAAGGCCGAATGGGAAACATTCGAGACGGCCGCCACTGGACGTACGGTTTTAAGCCGTACAGACGCCGAATTGGTGATGCGCATGGGTCACTCGGTTTTCAAGCATCCGGCTGCAGCGATGCTGCTGGCTATGCCGGGCAAGGCCGAAACAACGCACATGTGGACAGATGAGGCGACCGGGTTGCAATGCAAATGCCGCCCCGATTGGCTGACCGATGATGGCAGCCTGATCGTTGACCTAAAAACCACCGAGGACGCGAGCCCGGCCGGGTTCCGCAAGTCGATTGCCAATTTTCGGTATTTCGTGCAGGCGAGCTGGTATTTGGACGGGGTTGAGCGCGCCACTGGCAAGCGGCCCGAGCAGTTCCTCTTTCTTTGCGTGGAAAAGCGTGCCCCATACGCGGTGGCCGTCTACGCCGCCGATGCCGAGATGATCCAGATCGGCGCCGAGGCTGCAGCCCGCGACCTAGAAGTGCTGGCCACCTGCAAGGCTGCTGGCGCTTGGCCGGGTTACAGCGACCAGATCGAAACCATCAGCCTGCCGCCTTGGATGCGGCCCAAGGCTGACGGCACCATGCCCACCACCACCGAGATTGAGACCTACTGATGACCGACAGCACAGCACTAACAACCACGCAGCCGGGAGTGTTCTCTGGCATTCAAGCATTCGAAGACGCCCAGCGGATCGCCAAGGCGCTGGCCAGCAGCACGTTGATCCCGCAGCAGTTCCAAGGGCAGGCGGGTTACGCCAACTGCCTAGTGGCGCTGAACATCAGCCGGCGGATGGGCATGGATCCGCTGATGGTGATGCAGAACCTGCACATCATCCACGGCCGGCCGAGCTGGTCTAGCCAGTTCATCATTGGCCTGATTAACGGTTGCGGGCGTTTCAGCCCGTTGCGCTACGACATCACCGGCAAGGGTGACACGTTGGCCTGCACCGCAGTGGCCACCGAGCTGAAAACCGGCGAGGAGCTGCGCGGGCCAGAGGTCACGATGGCAATGGCCAAGCGTGAAGGTTGGGCGACCAAGAGCGGCAGCAAGTGGCAGACAATGCCGGACCTGATGATCCGCTACCGGGCCGCGGCCTTTTGGGGGCGTCTCTACATCCCCGAACTGCTGGTCGGCATTCAAACCCAAGAGGAGGTGCTTGACATTGAGCCGGTGACGGTCAGCAGCGAACCGCTCAAAGTGGAGCTGGCTGACCTAAACAAGAAGATCCAGGTCACGCCGGTTGAGGAGGTGCCGACTGATGGCGACGACATCTTCTGAGTTCTTGACCGATCTTGAGCTGGCTGATCGCTGGCACATGCACCGCCAGACTTTGATCAGTTGGCGATCGGCTGGCACCGGCCCAGCATTTGTGCGCATCGGTCGGCGCGTGCTCTATCCCCTGGCCGAGGTGGAGCAATACGAAAAGGCCAACACCATCACACACGACCAACCATGACTTTCAAAAGCAAAGGCGCCATCTTCAAGAACACGCCAGAGAAACTGCAGCAGCGGCTTGGCGATCGCTATGACGCCGGAAAGAAGTATCCCGATGTCGATGGCGTGTTTGGCATCAAGGAGGAGGACCGAATGGCATTTGCCAGTTACATCATGAACGCAGCGCCCAATGACAAGGGCGAGATTCCGGTGCGAATCACGGGCTACAACAACACCAGTCAGAGCGGCGTCAAGTATCTGGGCCTATCGATTGAGCCGGACTACAAGACCCAGAAGGTGATTGACGACAAGCTGGCAGCAGCTGGCGCCGCTCAAAGCCTGGCCAAGGCAACCGACGGGGAAGTGGTCGCCATGAACGAGGGAGACCTGTTTTAGGTCACATCAGTTCAAGCTCCAGGCGGGCGATCTCATTGACCGCTGCTTGGAGCAGTTCCTGTTGGTAGCAGGTCTGGCGCAGGAGAAGTGCTGCAAGTTTGCCGACGTCGCCGGTAGCCTGCAGCGCTCGGCACTGGGCTTCCAGTTGAAAGGCTTTCTCAGGCGGAATTTCCACCGCCATCCACTGACCAAAGTTCACTTGTTCGGGGCAGGTTGCCCCATGTTGCCCATGAACTGCCCCAAGTGCAGCCACAGCCGCCACCGAGCGGCGGTGACGAACAGCCACCCGGACGATCAGATTGTGCGCAAGCGGGCCTGCGAGGCGTGCGGGCACGCGTGGTTCACGGTTGAGGTGATGGTGCCGAATTATGCGGTGGGCTGGAGTGCTGCGCATAAAAGGAAGCCGGTGCTGCGTGTGCCGATGGAGCTGACGGCTGGGAGCACGCGGGTGCGGGTGAAGCATCAGGAGGCAAAAGACCGACTGGTATTGCTGCGCAAAGCAAACGAGAGGCGGTCGCGGGAAGCCGATCGCAGCCACATGAACAAATGTCACACGGGGGATGATGCACTGCCCGCGGTGCAGCATACTTAGGTCACCGGAGGCAAACGGTCCTCCACTCGGCAGCCCAGAGGCTGCGCTTCAGATGCTGATCCTTCAGGAAACTGGCACTCCGTTCACTGAGGCGCAGCTTGATGCTGCTTTTGCCAAGGTTGCCGATCCTGCTGATTGGCGCAATCCCATCAGCTACGCAGTGGTTGATCGGGATGAAGTGCATGTCACCGTTTCGGCGATCGGTTACTACACCGCTGCGCCTGTCACGGTGAAGGATCTGGGCTGGAACGACGAGTTCCTGATCTTCTCCCCCGGCTACCGACTTGGGCCTGCCGGGGCATGATCCCACGCGGCCAGCCGGAGCCGCACCCAATCCGGCGTTTACCCACACCCACCCACCATGATCAACAACCCTTGGATCAACCGCATCACCGTTTTGGTGGTGATGTTCGCCATCTACGCCGCTGGTTATGCCGGTGGCCGTGACCAAGCCACGCTGGCGCATCAGCAGCATCCTGCTTGCCATACCAACCTCAAGCCATGACCACCCCCAGAATGCGCCGCTTCTACTTCCAGATCCGCTCGGCCAACGTGATCGAATGCATCTGGGCGCACAGCCTGACAGAAGCCAAAGCCAAGGCGGCCATCACTTGGATGCCTTGGTGGCAAGAGCTGGAATGGCTCAACCCTGAAACCGTTACCGATCCATCTATTTATGTCTGACACAAGTACCGGCGCCATGCTGCCGTTTCAATGGGAGGAGCCAATTATTGGCCGTTTTGGCGATGGCATCAGCCGGCCGCGGCCTAAGGCGCGCGTGCGCGAGTATCGCGTGATCGTTTACCCAGCAGGAGCCCGGCCAATGACTTGGATCACCCGCGCTGAAACCAAACGCCACGCCATTCGTTACGCCGAAAACCGCTGGCCCGGTGCTGTGGTGGAGATCGCCTAATGGATCACATCCGCGCCAAACTGGAAGCCCTGATCAGCGACTCCGGCATGTTCAACGCCGGCCAGCAGGAGGAACGCTTGCGGCTGGTCACGTTGCTCCGCGCTCGCCTTGATCAGTTGGCCAACCTGCCATGTCACCCGCACATCTCAGCACGCCGCGAGGAGTTGCTGAACATCCTTCAATGCTTGACTCATCCATGAATCGCGTTCAACTTGATCAGCAGCGCGCCGATATGCTTGACGCGCTCTACGTTGCCAGCGGCCGCACTAACGGGCTCTACACCGGCCTTTGGGAAGAGTTTTGCCGCGACATTGCGGCCAGCTTCCGCGACACCGCCTACGCCGAGCTGCACGCCGCTTGCGTGATGGCCATCGGTGACGCGGAAAGTCACCTAGCAGAGAAGCACGCGCAGCAGTGCATCGCCGTCTGCCGTCGGTTCCTGCTCGGCAGCCGATGGTCCTGAGTGATCGCCGCCCCAAAGGCAAGGGCCGAAACTTTACGGTCAACATCAGGATGAGCCGTGAGGAGATCGAGCAAGCGCGTGAACTTGGAAGTGGCAACGTGTCCATGGGCTTTCGATGGGCATTGCGCTATGCCAGCGACCGCAAAATGAAACCCGTGACACTCACCACACTGCTCCGATCGGCAGCAGTGCTGGCCAGCGAACTTGAAGCTAAAAAGCGATGACCGACAACATCAACCACCCACCGCACTACCGCCAAGGCAAGATCGAATGCATTGACGCAATCGAGGCCGCACTGACGCCGGAAGAATTTGCCGGCTACTGCAAAGGCAATGTGTTCAAGTATGTCTGGCGTGAACGGCACAAGGCCGACGGTGATTCATTGGCAAAGGCGGAGTGGTATCTGCGTCGTTTACTCGCCAAACTGGACTGATGGACACCCTTCCTAACATTTCACTACTTGAGCGTCTAGCTATCTGGGTGCTATGCCGCAGCCCGCGGGTGAGCCTGCTGGTGGTGAAGGATAAGTTCTGGCCGGACGTGTTCTTTGCCGCAGACATCACCGACCCGGCGGCTGCATTCGTTGCCGACGGCATGAACGAACCTGATCCGCCGAGCATGGTGCTGGAGCGGTTGTATCACATGCCATCACACGGCGAACGCGAATGATTTCGCTACACGCTGGCCGTCTGCTGTTGAGCTGTGAGCGGGCGAGCCAGACGTGGCACGCGCACATTATTCTCGGCCCCAAGCCCGAGCATCAGCTGGTGGCTGATACCGGCACCGTTGACCTGCGGCAAGCAATGGAGCGCGGGCAAAACCTCTACACCGCGTTCCGTGCCAAGATGCGGCCGGTGGCGCCCGAGGCAAAGGTGATGTGCTGGGATTGCATCCACTGGACACCAGGCGGCCGCGGCCGGTGTGAGATGGAAATCCCCGAATCCCGCCAAACTGGGGGAAGATTTGCGCCGTCCTGCGCGGTGTTTACACCATGCAAAAGCCCATCGTGATTAGCAGCGTCGAGCCGTGCCCTGGCGTGACAATAGAGACGCTAGAGCCTGCTGATGGTGGAGAGCTGTACTACCGGACTTGCACGGCTGGCATTTGCCGCTACAGCTCAGATTTTTGGCAAGCGATGCTCTACGCCGAGCAGATGGTGGGCCGCTAGGCTAAGCCTGCTCCTAGTCACAGCTTGCAATGAGCAGCAACAGCAAAAGGGCACGAAGACCTGTTGTCGTGCAAGGCGTCAGCTTCCCAAGCCTTGAAGCGGCTGCTAGGCATTACGGCAAGCCAGCCAAGCTGTTTAGAAAACGGATGTTTTGCAGCGGCTTAACGCCTGAGCAGGCGCTTGAGCTGGAGCCGTTTCCTAATTGGTTTGTTCCAGGCAAGGGGCAGCTTGCCCGCGCACGAGGAGATCAGCGCAGAGCGAGTGAGCGACAAACGGGTTTGCGCCGTTGCGGCAAATGTGGCGAGCATTGGCCTTTTGATCAATTCAATCGCCAAAAAGGGGAGAAGCTTAGCGGCAGGTGCAAACAATGCACATCAGCCGCTTTGATCAAGACGCGCTACGGGCTGGAGGTGGACGCTTTCAACAAGCTGGCGGAGGGGCAGTCTTGGCGCTGCGCCATTTGTCGCTGTCGGCTTAACATCCAAAAAGGCACTTCCTACCGGGATAGGACCGCAGCCGTTGACCATTGCCACGCAACTGGGGCAGTGAGGGGGCTGCTATGCAATTGCTGCAACACGGGGCTAGGAAGTTTTGCAGACAACATTGGCCGCCTAGAGGCAGCAATTAGCTACCTTCGCCAACCCAGCGCTCAATTGCTTCTTCTTTCACAAAGCTCCAAAAGTCCTGTCGCCTAAACCATTCCCGCCACTCTCGATGGCCTTTTTGAGAATTGCACATCAGGCAACAGGAGATTGTATTGGACCGTTGCTGTCCTCCGCCCTTTGCTCGTGGCACCACATGGTCCAACGTTGGGCTCCTGCCAAGCGCTTCACCGCAATATGCGCATTGATAGTTCCACGCGAGATGGATCTGGTCACGGGCAGAGCGCCTAGTGACCAGCCGCGTCTCATCAATGTGGTGCTTGTCCACCATCTTGGCCAGGCAACAGGAAGGCGGAAACGTCGAGATCAACGATGTCGTCGTCGCTGGGAATGAACTCAGCCAGTTGGCTGTAGATGTCGGCTGGCAGCTCAGAGGGATCGGTTGCGGATCGGACGATCAGCTTGGCGTTGATCTCGACCAGGTATGCCCGCACTGGCAGAAGCCCGGCTGAGCTAACGGTAGCGGGTGCAACCCAATCGCCCGTGTTACGGATTGTCAACTGGCCGACCCGTCGCCGCCGTATGCGCTGCGGGCGGTGTATAGTTCACACATCAACCGCACCGGACCGATGACCCGCTTCAACCCCACCCGCACCGCCGCCGAGATCACCGCCTTCAAGGCTCAAAACCTCGCCCAGTCCACCAAGGTGGTCGTGCTTGAGCCCGCAGCCAAGCCTGCCCGCAAGTCCCAGCGCCAAGAGTGGCAAGAGTTCCGCACCGAGACCCTGAACATGATCGAAGCCGCCAAGCGCGAGCGCCACTTTCACATCCTGCCCCAGCTGATGCAGCGCCTGACCACCGCTGACACCATGCTCGCCAACCGTGCCATCAACTGACCCGCAAGCGGGGGCGCAAGCCCCCTTTTTCTATCCGCCTTGCGACGGCGCTCACCTGCTCAGCATGGAGGAGACCGCCAACTGCTCGCCCGGTTGCTTCAAGATGAACCACGATGGCTCCGGCCTATGCGTGGTCTGGGAACAGAAGGTGATGCACACCGGCGGCCGCTGCACCTATGTGAAGTGGTGGGTGCCTGTTGAGCCCAGCAATTACCTCGCGCTTTTTTCTCAATGACCTACATCCTCAACCTCGGCCCGTGGCACGTTGGGCCGTTCCCTACTCACATCGCCGCGCAGCATTGGGCGGAGATCCACGGGGTGGATGATTACCAGATGATCGCCATGGATGACCCGGCTGAGGCGCCGGGAAGGATTGCGCGGTTGCAACTCACCCGCGGCTAGCGGTCACCTGCGTGTCGCCGTTGTAGCGGCCAGTCTCGCGGTAAGTGCGCTCGGGCGTGCCTGCAATGACGTGGAACACCATCTGACCGATCTTCATGCCGGGCCATAGGGGGATGTTGTGAAACCGGCGGCTGTTGTGCAGTTCCAGCGTCAGCCGGCTGCCATGCCACCCGGGATCGCAATAACCTGCCAGCAGGTGCTCCAGGCCCTCGCGTGCGCGGCTGGACTTCAGCACGAACTGCGCCGCGATGTGGTCGGGCAGGTTGAAGATCTCCTGCGTCTCGGCCAAGCAAAACTCATTCGGTGCCAGCCAGTACGGATCGGCCTGCGTGTGGTGGCTGATGCCAAGGATTTGCAGTTCCGGCCGGTCCTCCACCTCAATCATCAGCCGGTCACCCAGCAGCACATCCAAGCTGGCGGGGTTCTGCAGGTCGGCGTTGTAGGGCACCACCATCGCCGACTGGCGACAGAGGCGGGCGATTTCGTGGTCTGGGATAATCATGCGCTCAGTTGTAGTCCCACCGGACCCTAGGACGCCCCTTTCGAATCCCGATGTGAACGAACTGCGGCGCGGCGTATCCCAGAGAATACGGCCACTCCCGATCGACCCATCGCTGCACGGCCATCATGTCCGCTCCGTCTACATACACATCCACCGCTCCCACGCCCGGCGCGTTGTAGAGGTGCTCTGACTGGCTGGCGCCACCAACGGCCCGGTTAATGGCTGCCGGCCGATAGCCCGAAGTGATCGTGATGCGCTTGCCGCCGAACGCCGTGCGCACTTTCTCTAAAAATGCGGCCAACTCGATGGCGGTGTCCACTTGATGCTGCGCCACAAAGCGCCGGGCGGGATCACCTAGGGCAAATTCGCCCAGCGTGAAGTGCGGCGACAGCTTGGTGCCAAATGGGCTCGATGGCGTCACCTTGGCAACCTGCTGCGGCGGCACCGGCGGCAACCCTTCACGCCATAACTTGCCCTCAGCTTCACGCCGCCGCTTCAAGCCTGCCTCAAAGCTGGTGCCAGGGTTGCGGTAAAGCAGCATTGCATCGGGCACGGCTGCCCAATCCTTCTCGCGCAACCGACGGCTGATTGTTTCAAAGCCAGTCGAACCATAGAAGCCGGCACCGAGGTTGTAGGCAAACGACACCAACGCCGAGCGCTGCTCGTCAGCCATCTCCTTCCAGCCGGGCACATCCTTGGCCAGCTTGGCGGCAATGCGGTCCACCTCTTGGCGAAGCAGCATGTCCGCCTCGATGGCATTGATCCTGTCGCCTTGCTTGACCGGCCGGCCGTCTTGATAGCGAGTGTTCCCCCAGCCGATAGTCCATACGCCGGCGGGGCATTTGTAGGCATCAAGGTGGCAGCCCTCAAAGGACTGGATCAGCTTGAGCGCAGCGCCAAGGTCCTGTTGCTTGCCATCTTGACTCCAGACGCTGAACCAAGCGCGATCACGGCGCATTGCAACGGCGTAACCATTAACGGCCAAGTCCTGCTCCAGCAGTTGCAGCGCAGCAGCTTGATGCGGCAGCGCCTTGTAATACCGGAACAACTGTTCCAGCGTGATCGGTGCTGCGTTTGCCATTGATCAGCGGCGCTGCTTGGGGAACATAAGCCGAGCAGCTTGAAACAGTAGCTGCACCCAGCTATTCGATTTGAGGGGCGTGAGGGCAATGATCTCGCTACCGGCGGCAATGATGATTGCAACAACGGCAATGGTTTCGGGGCTCATGGCGTCCATGTTGATGCTTTTAGGTTACTTGTGAATCTCTAGCGTGCGCACCCGCTTATCCAAATCGGATAGCTGGACCTTGTAATCGTTCTTCAACTCGTTGACGGCGACAGCCATTTGCTGCAACGTTGCCTCAATGCGGGCCGATTGAATTTGCATATTGACCAGCAACGCACCAATGGCGAACATGCCAGCCGCAATGGCTGCGGGAAGGGACGCAACGAACACGCCGCCGACCGATTTAGGTTCGTCCGCCATCGGCTGATCCTGTCCTGATCCCATCGTAACGATCAAAGGGGTCAGGCATCTCGGCAAGAATGGCCAAAGCCCTGCGATAGTAATGATTGTCGGTCTTTCCCGCCGCTTCCAACGTGTCGCGAATCTTGCGCCAGTTGTCACGGGTTTGGGGGTCCATTACCGGCCTTGCCCTCTGAGGGGTTTGCGGCCGCGACGCCGTGGGCGGCTGTGCTGGCCGTAACCCTGGCTAGTGGTTTTGGGTGGGCCCGGTTGGTGCTCAATGCGAGCCGCGCCAGTCTTGGATTTGACAGCCATCAGCCTTCTAGCAACATGATGTCAAGTGCTTCAAGTGCAGCCACGCGTGCTTCGAGTGCATCGAACGTGTCTTTGCTGACGCTGCCAGTTGTCACGATGATCGTTGCGCCATCATCCAATACGGTGACGGTGTTGACATCAGTCGTGACATTGACGGAGGTCATGCTGTGTAGCCCTCGCTGACAAACACCAGGCCCTCAAGGTAATACTCCTTCAGGCCGGATGGATTGGTCAGGAGCACGTCATAGTACGCCTCATCCGGGAATGTGGCGGTCTGCTCGTCCGTCAATGCAATGGCAACCGTGCCGGTGCTGCGGTTGGTGTAGGTGACGGTAAAGTCAGCGTATTTTGTGGTGCGGGCTTTGTTCCAGACCTGTGCAGCAACCGTCCAACTGGTGAGGTTGATTGGTGTTGCCGAGGCATCTTTGAATTGAAGCGTGACGGTGTAGTCCGCCCGGCGTTGCAACGGGATGTTGTAAATGCCGGGCTGAACTGACATTGCCTTGGCGCGTTAGACCGATTCTAGCGTCAAGCCCAGGGCACGCCTGCCGCTTTGGTTGGGTTGCGCTGCTCGTCGAGCTGGCCTTGGAGGGCTGCTTCAACTTCGGCAACCTTTTCATCGCCAAGCGCATTTTGCACCCAGCCGACCACGATCTCTTCGGTCAGGTCAGCGAAGGGGATCAGGGCATCCTCTGCAGGACGCTCAAAACCAATCGAGCCATACGCACCTGCGCTGTAGGTGCCGTCATTGGCGTCCACGGTGTAGTGGGCCACGAAAACGAAGCCGTCGCTGGTTTCGCGCTCCAGTTGGGCGATCTTCCAAGTGACGGTGGTGGTGGTGGTGGGCGTTGCGGTAGGCATAAATCCGTGGGTTTTGTGACAGTGTAGGTGTGTGGGCCAGTAACGTCAAAGACTACTGGGTGTTCCCGTGCGGGTAAAACTGGCAGGATGTTCCGGTTTTACAAGGAAAAGCTGCCGTTCAGGAACACGCTAGAGAAGGTGACTACTCAGCCCACGCAGCGGTGGCAATTGCAACCACCTTCGGGTCTTCATTGGTCAGGTCATCACCAGGCTGGAGCACATGGCGATGATAAGAAGAGGACAGCACTTCGCCATCCTCCAGAACGCGGGTGACTTGGCGGACCTGGATTGCGTTGCTTTCCAGCACTTCAATCTTGTCAATAACAATTTCTTTAGTGAGAGCCATTTTAGGGACCGGCGACTGCCGGAGACGGGTTTAGATGGGTCGTAGTTTTAAGCCGAGTTGCGGGCCATTAAATTGGAAAAGCCCCTGTAATCTGCAGGTCAAGAACATTGGTTGCCTCGTTACCTGTAACAATGGTTCTATCGGAACTATCAACTATATCCATATAGGCCGTTGAATTGGCTCCTACCGCGTGAACAGGAGTGCTTGATGCCCCAGTCTGGAACAGGCCAACATGAATGACTCGAAATTCAATTGATAAAGCAGGATTGAATGGAAGACCGCCAACTCGCAATTGATTGGCATCAGCGGTACCACCAGTAAGCGTGACTCGCAGGCTGAAAAATACCTGCCTTCCAATTACGCGGTAAGTCCCACGGGTGTTGCCTGCATTGTAAACAGGAGAAGTTATACCTTGAAGAATCGTGGGAGTAAATGTCCCCTCCTCGTAATCATCCAGTGCGTTAGCTGCGGCGGTGTCGCCGTTGAACTGGATGCCGCCCGTGCCAGAAGCAAGCCGGACGTAAGCGTCGGACGTAATCCGCATCCGCTCCGTAGGACTAGCCGCCCCGTCTGCCGTAGTGGAGAACACTAGGCGGCCTGGGTAGTCACTTGCTCCGGTGGCCGCATCGGCTATACAATCAATTCGACCAAACTCGTTACCCGTTGTTCCTGCAAATAGTACCGCCCCAACACTGACACCACTTGCAGGAGTCGTTGTTCCAGAAAGAACACTGATAACACCACCGCCGGAATCCGAAAATGTATTGCCTTTAACTTGTAGTTTTGCATATTGACTACCACCTGCGCTAGCAGTCGAAGACGTACCAACTAAGAGCCTGCCGCTGGAGTCAATGCGCAGGCGTTCGGTGCCATTGGTGGCGATACTTAGCTGGTCGGCACCAGAGCTATAAATGCCAGTGTTGGGATCGCTCTCAGGTGCAATGGCAGGTGCAGCGGCAGTACCGTCAGGCGTACCACGGAACAACTCCTCGATGGTGATCCGCTTGTTCTTACTGGCAGCAGCAACCTCGCTGATGTCAACGATGGGCAGGTAGTCACCAGCCGCTGGTGCAGTCAGTGCTGTCAGATCCGAAATCTTACGGTCAGCCATTGCTGGAGCAGTCCTTTATGGCCTACTCTACTGCTTCTGGGATTTCAGGCGCCACAAAATCACCGTCAACATACGTCCAACCAATACCAACACCAGCGGGTAGTTCTACCAGTTGCTGATCTTCCGGTGGTTGCCAGGTGGATTCGCCGTCCCAGATGACAACGTTTACAACAAGACCGGTGTTGTCGATGAGTGCGTAGTCCATGGTTTAGAAAACGTGAACGGTACAGCGTCCGGAACCGCCGGC